CTTCAGCTCTTTCTGCTTTGCTAGAAGGTAAAGTAAGTAAAGAACTTCTATTAAATAAATTCTCTTTAACTCAGGCGCAAATCATTAAACTAGCTCAGGTATGAAAGTAAGATGTTCAGCTATAGGAAAGATAATGACCTCTCCTAAAACTAAAGGGGAGGTTTTATCTAAAACTACTAAAACCTTTGTAGAGGAAAGATTTTTGGAGAATGAGTTAGGTATCTATAAAGATTTCAGTTCTAAGCAAACTAGGAAAGGTATCGAATGCGAGAAAGAAGGAATAGCACTAGCTAATGAAGTTCTAGGATGGGGATTAGATTTCGATTACATAGAATTCGGAGGGCAGGAAGAATACGAGAATGATTTTATTACAGGTCATACTGATGTAAGTACGGATTCAGTTTTAGCGGATATTAAAGTATCTTTCTCAGGAACTAGCTTTCCTTTCTTCATGGAGCTAGAAGATATTCCTAAAGATTACTACTATCAATTACAAGGTTATATGTGGCTTACAGGAAAGAAAGTATCTACTTTAGCTTATTGCTTAATCAATACTCCTGAGAAGCAAGTTCTAGATGAGATTAGAGCGGAGTACTGGAAGCAAGGAGTAATAGATGAAGATTTAGAAATAGAGGAGTTTATACGATCTAAACATAACTTCGATAGATTCAGTAAAGAGCAGAGAGTAAAAGCTTTTTTAGTAGAGAGAAATGAATCAGTAATCGAAAAGATCAAAGAGAGAGTAATAGAATGTACTGAGTATTATAACTCACTATTTAAGAAGTTTAACGTATGAAAAGCAAACTATTATACTTTCTAGCAGGAATAGGATTCGCAGGAATACTCTTTAGCAGTAAAGAACTAAGTAACGAATGGCAATTAATTATAAACAATTTAATAAATTAAAAAATGAATCAGTACGATAACACGAACACAGGAGCTTTATTTACGAATAAAAACCGAAAAGAAGAAAAGCATCCTAACTATACAGGGAAGCTAAATGTAGAAGGTAAAGAGTATCAAATAGTAGGATGGATCAAAGAAACTAAAACAGGAGAGCAGTTTCTATCTATTAGAATCTCAGAACCTTTTAAGAAGGAAGAACTTCAGAATACTACTGAGAAGATTTTGAATAGTACAGGATTAGGATTCTAAACTTTGGAAATATGAAAGATGAAGAAGTAGAGTTAACTGAAGAGCTTATAGATTTTATTGTAGAGAATAAGCTTTGGAAAGATAAAGAATCTTTATTAGAGATGGCATCAGAAGGTGCTAAATGGAATGTAAATAGAAAATGTATAGTATTCACTTTGTAACTATGTATATTAAAGATGATTTATTAAGAAAAGAACTTAAAGTTATCCTACTTACAAAGAGCAGAAATCAGATAGTAACTGAGATAAAGAATTCAGGAAGTAAGATGCATCAGTATCATATAGATCGATTCTTAAGTTCAAAACCTATAAGTATAGAAACTCTAAAGAAGCTAGATAATTATGTAAGTAAATCAGCTCCTAGTTCACACTAGGAGTTTTTTCGTATCTATAAATACTAGATTAGAATATAATCGTATATTTGACTAAAAATTAATCATGTGGATAACTGGTCAAACATATTAGTAAAGCATCACAAAGAATGGGTATCTATCGTTAAGAACTTTGGAGAGCATAATTACGCAGAAGATATAGTTCAGGAGATGTACATTAGAATCCATAACTCGAATGCAGGAGAGAAAGTAATTATAAATGGAGAACCTAATGTAGCTTACATTTGGAGGATTCTAAAGAATACTTTTATAACTTACGAAAAGCAGAAATCTAAGATTCAGAAGATAGATATAGATACGATCATTTCTCTAAGCTCAGAAGAGATAGATATACCTTATCATAAAGCTTTAAATAAGATTCAGGAGAAGATAGAAGAAGAAGTAGATAAATGGCATACATACGATAAGATACTATTTGAGCTTCATGTCCAGGAAGGGCAAAGTATGAGAACTCTAGCTAAAGGGACTAACATTTCGCTGAAATCTATATTCAATACTCTTAAGAACTGTAAAGGAAGATTAAAGAATGAAATAGAAGAAGATTTTATAGATCTAAAAAATGAAGAATATGAACGAATATAAATCTACTATAATAGAACTAGCTCTAGCAAATGGAAAGAAAGCTAAAAGAATCAAAGAGCTAAAAGAAGATTATAAAAAATTATTATATGAGTATAATGAGATGCATATAGATTTAGCGAAAGCTAGGAATTATGCTCAGATGCTAAAGAATGATTTAAAAGAACTAAGTACTGAATACATTGAATTTAATAACTGGAGAAATGGAAAAGCCGAAAAGAAAGCGAAGAACTAAAGAAGAGATCTCAAAAGAGAATGCAGAGAAAGTATATACTACTTCTGAAGGACTAGGAGATACTATCGAAAAGATTACTGAAGCTACAGGAATAAAGAAGCTAGTTAAATGGATAGCAGGAGATGACTGTGGATGCGATGAAAGAAAAGCAAAGCTGAATGAAATCTTTCCGTACAAAAAAGTTAACTGTATGCTAGAAGCAGAATATATAGCTTATAAAGAATGGTACGAAAAAAATACTAATATAATCAGACCTTCAGAAGCTATAGTATTCTTAAGAATGTATAATAGAATCTTTAGTAAGAGAGAAGAATCTACTACCTGCGGTTCATGTTGGAGAGAGTGGATGCAGAAGCTTAGTAACGTCTATAATACTTATAAAGATGATAACTCAGAAAGTTAAGATATCGGAATTAAAACCGAATCCCAGTAATCCTAGAACTATTAAAGATACTAAGTTTAAGCAGTTAGTAAAATCTATTATAGAGTTCCCTCAGATGCTACAACTTAGGCCTATAGTAGTAGATGAGAATATGATTATTCTAGGAGGAAATATGCGATTTAACGCATCGAAAGAAGCAGGATTAAAGGAAGTATATATAATCAAAGCAGAAGATCTTACGGAGCAGCAAAAAGCCGAATTTATTATAAAAGATAATGTAGGATTCGGAGAGTGGGATTGGGATATGTTAGCTAATGAATGGAATACAGATGATATACAAGATTGGGGATTAGATTTACCTATATTTTTAGAAGAACCTGGATTAGAAGATTTAATAGGAGAGGATAAAAACAAACCTGCTACTATGAAGATTACTTTTAAATCAGTAGAACAACTTCAGGAAGCAGAAAATGATATTCAGGAACTAATAGATAGAAAATTTAAAGGATCTTTTTATTCTATATCCGCAGGTGAAATATGAGATTAGAGAAGGCATCTAAAAAAGCAGTACAATATGCTTGTATTAAATTTCATTATGCTAAAGTAGTTCCTGCTCAGTATATCGGATATTCAGTATTTAATGATTTAGGTGAATGGTGCGGAGTTATTCTTTTCGGAGGAGGAGCAGGAGCATACATGGGTAAACCTTACGGATTAAACTATGGTCAATATCTAGAACTTACTAGAATGGCCTTAAATGGAAAGCAAGAGAGTACTAGCAAAGCAATGTCTATAGCTATTCGATTAATAAAAAAAGATTGTCCTACAGTAAAGCTCTTAATATCTTATTCAGATAAAGGACAAAATCACTATGGTACAATTTATCAAGCAACAAATTGGTATTTTGTAGAAGAAAATGAAAGCTCAGGTAAAGATTATTTCTATAAAGGAAAATGGAGACATGATAGAACTTTAAATGAATATCCTAAAGAGTTCTTATCTAAATTAGAAAGTAGAAAGAGAAGCGGAAAGAGAAAATATATATTTCCATTAGATAAAAGTTTTATACATTTGTGTAAGGGGTTATCTAAACCTTATCCAAAACAAGCGAGTAAAGTTCATGAGTTGAACAGTTCACATTCCAGTGAAAAGGAAGAAGGTGCGAATCCTATCTACTCGCTCTAATTACAGCACAAAAACAGCATACTATGGGAGCGAAAGATATCAAAAAGTTTCAGATGAAGAAAGGAGAAACTCTTAATCCTAATGGAAGGCCTAAAGGAAGTAAGAATAGAAGTACTATAGCAAAGAAATGGCTAGAAGTAGAACAGGATTTAAAGAATCCTTTAACTAGCGAAGTAGAGAGAATGTCTCAGGAGGATCTAATGACTTTAGCCCTAATTAAAAGAGCTAGAGAAGGAGATGTTAATGCCTATAAAGCTTTAATGGATTCGGGATATGGTTCTCCTCTTCAGCAGATAGAACAAACGAATGTAGAATTAAATCTTCCTGAATGGATAAAGGATGGAGAAAGCGAATCCTAACTTTACTTACTTAAAAAAGAATGTACCTGATAATCGAATAACTCTACTACAAGGAGGAACTCGATCAGGTAAAACTTACAGTACTATCTATTATCTTATTTGGTTCTGCAAAGAGTATAAGAATGCAGGATTAGAAATAGATATCGTAAGAGATACGTTTACTGCTTTAAAAGCTACTGCATGGAAAGATTTCTACGATGTTCTAGTAAAGCATAATTTATACAACTCAAACCTTCATAACAAAACGGATCATCAGTTTAATCTATTCGGAAATATCATCTCTTACTATGGAGCAGATAATCCTGATAAGATACATGGAAGGAGTAGAGATATCTTATGGATAAATGAAGCGAATCAATTTCCTGAAGAAACGATAGATCAATTATTTCCTAGAACTCGACACAGGATAATAGCTGATTTTAATCCTGCTATGCCTTCTGAACATTGGCTAGATAAATACATAGATAAGAATCCTCCTCTTATAACTACCTATAGAGATAATCCTCATTTAACTAAAGCTCAGATAGAAGATATAGAGAGTAAGATAAATAATACTTATTGGTGGAAAGTTTACGGTACTGGAGAGAGAGCGCAGCCTACAGGAGCAGTATTCAGTAACTTTGAGATAGGAGAATTCATAGAGAATGATATAAGCGGATTCGGGCAGGATTTTGGATTTAGTAATGATCCTAGTACTCTTATAAAAGTATCGATTAATCGAAAGAAGAAAGAAATCTATTTAAAGGAATGCTTCTTCGAACAAGGATTAAATACAGGTCATCTATACGACTATAACCGAAAGTATGCAGATAAAGAATTGATAGTAGCAGATTCAGCAGAACCTAGATTAATATCAGAGCTTAGGCAAAGAGGATTAAATATAGTAGAAGCGGAGAAAGGGCCAGGTAGTGTAACTGCAGGACTTTCTCTCATGAATGAGTATAAGATAGTAATCGATAAAGAATCAGTAAACCTACTGAAGGAGTTTAATAATTACGCATGGATCGAAAAAACTAATAAAAGTATTCCTGAAGATAAGTGGAATCATGGAATCGATGCAGCTAGATATTTTATCTCTAAAGCTCTAGGAAATCCGAATAGAGGAATATATAATATAAGATAAAAAAAGGGAGCTACGAATAACTCCCTTAAACCTAAAAACCTTATTATGAGAACAAGTGGTACAAATATAATCATGTCGTACATAAATACAAATAAAAGTTATTAAATAGAATGGAAGCAAAATTATTTATCCCTACTGATTTATCAGAGATTACTCTAGAGCAGT